GGCCTTGGGGGCCGGGGCGGTCGAGTTCTTCTTCTTGCCCATCTCGGGTTTCTCCTTCAGTAGGTGGTACAGGAGAGGGCCGGCCCCTCGGAAGAGACCGGCCCTCGGGGTCGAGCTTAGACCGCGACCTCGTCGACGATGCGGAAGGGCTTCACGCTGTCGGAGACATAGAAGCCCTGCCAGGTGACGGGGAGGAGGGTCATCTCGTCCTTCTTGTAGGCGGTCTCGGTTCCCTCGATCGAGAGCGTGCGGCGGACCAGCACGCGCCGGCGCTTGCCGCCCGGGGCGACGCCGTCGAAGAGGAGCGAGCCGTACGCCGGGACGAAGCCGTCGATCCCCGTCTTCGGCTCGTAGGACCGCTGACCCGCGGCGGCGGCGGCCGGCGCAGCTTCGTTCTGGACGAGAGCGAAGTTGTCGAGCGTCGACTCGGCGAGCGACGTCGCCAGCTTGATCTTGCGGCCGACGACGCGGGCGTCGGCGACGTCGATGATCTGGTCGACGATCAGCTCGCTGATCTCCATCTCGATGGTCAGGGTCAGGCCGTCGTTCGTCGCGCCGAGGTCGACCCACCCGGCGCCAGGGGCGGCCGTGACGGTGGTCGGCTCGACGGCGCCGAAGGCCGCTCGGTACAGGGTGCCGGGACCCTGGAGGAGGTTCATCGTGTTCACGGGCATTAGCTGGCCGCCTTCTCGGGCTCGGTCTTCTCGGTCTCAGGCGCCGCGGGTGCGACGTCCTCGGTCTTCAGGGTCGGGGCCTCGGCCGCCGGCACCTTGGCCGCGGCCCGCGCCTGGGCGGCGGTGAGGCCGCCGTTCGTCAGGGACTCGGGGGTCAGGAGCCCGAGGCCGCGGAGGTTGTCGTACTCCGCATCGGAGACCTCCAGGACTCGATGCGGCTCGATGGTCGTCGCGATCTTGTGCGTGTCGCTCATGGCTTCCGCCTTTCGTTGTGAGGGGTGAGGATTGCCCATCACGGGCGGGGCGTGGCGGCGGCCGGGGCGAGCGCCCAGGTCAACATCACGTCGAGATCGTACCGGGCGTAGCCACTCGGGTCGCCGGGGACTTCCGTCGGGTGCTGTATCATCCGCGCTTCGAGGAGGCGGACGTCCCGGTACGGGTCGCGGGTCGAGAGCGCGCCCAGCTCGGGAAGCGGGCTTACGGCGGCATGCTCGATTAGCGCGGCGACGCCGGCGGCCTTCCCGAGCTGAGGCCGAGCGGAAGCGGGATTGGCCCACCAGCACGCGAGCGTGACGACCGGGGCGAGCACGGGGAGCGCGGGGTGGGGGGAGCCGCCGGCCGACGAGACCGTGACGAAGCCGGTCGTCGCCCACTTCTCGACGTCGGGGAGGGTGCTCGCGACGCGGTCGGCGGGGATGCCCACGACCTCGGAGAGCCACGCCTGAGCGACGACGAAGGCCGAGGGGAGCCGAGTCCCGGTCGCGCTCATGCGCTGACCCGGGCCTGGTAGAGGGAGGGCTTCAGGTACGGCTGGGCGGCCATGCGGGACGTGCCGCGCTCGACGTACCGGGCGTACTTCGTATCGGCGCCGATGAGCATCGTTACGCGGCCCTCCTTGTCGCGGGTGATCTCGGAGCGGATCGACCGGCGGAGCGTGCCGCCGCGGTGCTTCCCCCGGTTCACGCCGACGGGGACGATGCGGCGGGCGTTGGCCTCGACCTCTCGCCCGAGCTTGATAACGACCTCGTCGGTCGCGGCGCCGATCTCGCGCGTCGCCTCGGGGCGGACGCGGAGCGTGAAGCCTCCAGCCATGCCGCCCTCTTCTCTACGTCGTGGGAGTCGAGGGCGTGGCACTCTACGCGCCGGGGGTCGTCCTCAGCTCGCAGTGTACACCGCGGAAGCCCGCAATCGAGCGATTGTCATCCTTGACGGCCGTCACGATGTAGACCCGGCCGGTCGTGTCCGAGCGGAGCCGGTCGCCCTTCTCGACCCGCCGGCTGGCCGCCAGGCGCCCCGAGAGGTAGACCACCGACGACCAGATGCCCGACTCGGGATTCTGCTCCCGGCGGGACTTCTCGACGATCTCGATCGGCCAGCGCCGGGCGTGGGCGGTCTCGTCGAGGAGGGGCGCGTCGACCTCGTCGCCGAAGTCGTCGGTCGAGTGGCCGCGCCAGACCGAGACGGTGTCAGTCGCGTTCATGAGAGGCGCTTCCAAAAGCCCTGGGCGATGTCGCCCTCGTCGTCGTAGAGGGGGCGGACGCGGCGGGAGTGCGCGGTCATCTGGACCGTGCGCGAGCGCTTCCAGGACAGGCGCTTGACGGCCGCCTTCGAGAGCGGGGCCAGCCACACTCCCGCTTCCTCGAAGGAGGCTGACTGGCCCTCCGACGAGGTCGAGGTAACGGCCATGCGTTCGAGGGCGTCGGGGTGCGCGCGGAGCCACGCGACCTGGTAGGCCACGGCCCGGCGAAGGAGTTCGAGGTCGCGCTTCCCGATCGGGGTCCCGGCGTTGTCCGCGAAGACTCCCGAGCGAAGCTCGATGATGCCTTGGGCGACGGCGACCTCGGCGTTCGTCACGAGGCCGTCACCCGTCAGGGGAAGCCCGGTGATCTTCGAGACCTCGTCCGCAGTCGCCCATACCATGTGGGCATTCTCGCACGGAAACACTTCAGCCCCCACGAGGAGAAGGCGCGGGGGCTGAAGTGGGCTTAGGGCGGCTTGCCGGATTACTCCGCGCCGGGGGCGGCGGTCGTGTCGGCGTTCGGCACCTCGACGATGCCCGAGTTCTCGACGACCGCGGCCGGCCGCGCCGGCACCTCGTAGCGGACGTAGAGGGAGACGCCGTCGGGGTGCTTCTTGACGCTGACGCGCTTCGCGTCGCCCGAGACTCGGAGGCCCTGGCGGATCGCGTCGCCGACCAGGTTCGAGGCGTTGCGGCGGTCGATGTCGGTGCGCGCCGCCTCGCCCCGGTACTCCTCGGCCAGGATCAGGTGGTCGCGGGCGAAGACGGGCGACTCGGCGGTCGCGATGTCGGCGGCACGCTCGGCGATCTCGACCTCCTCGAAGCCGGCCAGGCTGGGGAACTCCTCGGCCGCGGCCTCCTCGACGGTCTTCGGAGCGCCCTCGACGGTCTCGTCGGCCTTCGGCTCCTCGGCCTCCAGGGCGGTGTGCGGGATCGTGTCGTCGGCCGGCGGGGTCGTGGCCTCGTCCTCGGTGACGGCGGGGGTCGTGTCCTTCTTCTTGCCCATCTCGGGGCTCCTCTCGGGTCGTGATAGACCGGCGGCCCGTGCCTCGTGGAAGAGGGGCACGGGCCGCCGAGTAGGGGTGGCTTACGCCGCGGTGATCTCGATGATCGAGAAGGCCTGGGGGTAGCCGATGCCGAACGCGCGACGCGCTCGCATCTTGACGATGGTCTCGTCGGTCAGGGCGGAGAGGCCGTCCTTCCCGTCGATGATGACCGACTCGGGGCCCGAGCGGTCGCCGACGATCATGAGGTCGCGGTTCCCGAAGACGATCAGCGGGTTGCCGGTCGGGGCCTTCGTGGCGACGGCCGAGGTGCGAGCACCGCGGGACCACTTCACCGGCGAGCCCCAGAGGGTCTCGGGGGTGGAGTCGGCGGCCGAGCCGGGCTGGTAGATCAGGCGGCCCTGGTCGTCCTTCATCTTGCGGAGGACCCGCTTCACGGCGGGGTGCGCGATGATGAAGGAGTTCGAGTCGTCGTAGTAGTCGCCCTCCTCGACGATGCCCGCGCCGTCGACCAGGTGGTCGTACTTCAGCGGGCCGGCGGTCTTGACGATGTTCGCGTTCGCCACGTAGCCCGTGGTCGCGTCCGCCGTGGCGAGGGCCCGGTAGATCGAGGTGAAGGGGACGCCGGCGCCGACCGCGGCGGTGACGCCGAGACAGGCGTTGTCGAACAGCTTCGCGTAGGACGACGCCCAGCTCGCCTTCTTCGTGTCGACGAAGTTCGTCGGCGAGTCGTCGAGGTCTTCCTCGGCGACGCGGATCGCCTTGCCGAACTTGAACGCCTTCAGCTCGATGTCGTCGTTCGTCGAGTTGTCCTCGCCGTAGGCCGAGCCCTTGGCGACGATCTCGACGTCGACGTCGCCCGAGCGGTTGAACGACTTGATGTTGTACTTCATCGGCTCGTGTCGAGCGAGCGCCTCGACCGCGGAGGTCTGGGCGATCGTGGTCATGACCTTCGAGGACTTCTCCTCGGTCATCCAACCTTCGAGGCTTGCGCGTGCCATTGTGGCTCCTTGTGATGGGGGGTCGATTCTGACTGGTGCCCATCACGGGCGGGGCGCTGGTGCGCGATGGAGTCGAGCCTATATCACGAAGGCCCCGACCGTGGGGATTCGGTCGGGGCCTTCGTCGCGGGGCACTTGCAGGGCGACGCGGGAGAGAGTCTAGCTCCTCCGACGCCTCGCCTCGATCGCGGCGAGCTGGCGCTCGGTCGTGGTCTTCGGCTCGCCCTTCGTCCGGCGGCTCTCGGAGCCCGAGCGGTCCCGGCCGCCGTCGATCCCGCGGCGCGTGGTCTTCTTCGCAAAGAGCGCGGGATTCTTCCGGCGGAAGGCCTTCACGACCTCGTCGATCCCGACGACCTCGTCGTCGTCGTCGAGTTCGAGGTCGTCGAGATCGTCGTCCGAGAAGAGGCGGAGCGCGGCGCCGGCGTCGACCCCGACCAGTCCTGCACTGGTCAGCTTCGAGCGGAGCGTCGAGCGGATGACCTTCCGGTCCGCCTCCTCCTTCGCCTCGGCCTTGGCCTGGGCCTTCACGGCCTCGACGTCGACCGCGGGCTCCTTGTCGTCGCCCTCCTTCTTCGCCGTGCCGCCCTTCGCGAGCTGGGCGCGGAGGCGCTCGACCTCGGCCTCGGCCTCCCGCCGGCGCTTGCGCTGGCGACCGCCGCCCGAGTTCGCCTTCGTCAGCGCGAGGCGGGCGTTCTTCAGGTCCCGGCGCAGCTCTGCCGGCGACTTGCCCTTGTCGTCGTCGTCCTCGTCGTCGTCGTCGTCGTCGTCGTCGTCGTCGTCGTCGTCGTCGTCCTCGTCCTCGTCGTCCTCGTCGTCGTCCTCGTCCTCGTCGTCGTCGGGCTCGGCCTTCGACTTGGCGAAGTGCTGGGCCTCCTCCTGGGCGTACCAGGGCGCGAAGCCGGGGATCGTCAGGGGGGTGTCATCGGTTCCCATCACGGGGTGTCTCCTTCGGTTGGGGCGCGGGGTGCGCCGGCCTCGATGGTACCAACGACAAGGCCCCCCGTCCCGAGGACGAGGGGCCGAGCCGATCAGGCATGCCGGATCAGTACGCGCGGTTCAGCGTCCGCGCGATCGCCTTGTAGCTCTCGCGGCCGAGGGCTCCGTCGTCGGGGCCGGCGTAGCCACCCTGGCGCGCCCAGCGCTGGAGGGCGGCCCAGGTCTTCGGCCCGGGGGCGCCGTCGATCGGGCCCGAGTAGCCGTAATCGCGGAGCGCGCGCTGGACGGCCGACCAGGTCGCGGGGCCGGGCTTCCCGTCGAGGGGCCCCGAGTAGCCCCAATCCTTCGCCCAGCGCTGAACCAGGGAGTAGAAGATCGCGCCGGGGATGCCGTCGGTCTCGGTGGCGGTGTACATGCCGCCGTCGGCGTTGTGGCTGGCCGGGGCGGAGTGGGCGGCGATGTACTCCAGCGGGTCGACCGTCTTCCCCGAGAAGAGGGACTCATAGGTCGGGCCGATGGTGTAGTGCATGTGCCGGCCACGGGCCGCGGAGCCGGTCGCGCCGATCAGACCGAAGGCGCCGAGGAGCCCGACGCGCTGGCCGCGCTTCACGCCCGCGAGGCTCGCGCCGTGGGCGTAGCCCGAGAACATGCCGTCGGCGTGCTCGATCCGCGCGCAATTCCCGAGGATGCTCGACCACTGTCCATTGTCGGCGAAGACGCCCTCGGCGACGGAGAGGAAGGGGAGGCCACCGGGGGCGGTGTCCTGGCCGCGGTGGGCAGAGGCGCGGCCTTCGGTCGCCCCCCAGCGGTCGCCGCGGGTGGCGGGGTAGGGCTCGGCGTACGTGGTATAGGTCATGGCGGCATCTTACCCCCGACCCACGACGGGGCCCCGAGCCGTAGCCCGAGGCCCCGAAGCGCTTAGCCCGGCTTGCCCGATTAGCTGTAGGTCGAGAAGATGAGCGAGTCGAGCTGATAGGCCGTCGTGTTCTGGGTCGAGGTGAAGGCGGCCGTCGTGTTGGTCGTGATCTTCGTCGTGGTCGAGTCGATGTAGACCGGGCCGGCGACCCCGTCCAGGGAGCACTGGAGAGCGACGGTCCCGTCGGAGAGATCGACCACGTCGACCCAGACCGTGTGCCAGTCCGCCCAGGTCGAGCCCGAGGCGAAGCTCAGCGCGGAGCCGAGCGACTGGGCCCCGCCGTTCGTTACTCGCTTCGTGAGCTGGACCGTGCCGGTCGTCGTGATCGCCGCCCGGTAGGTGCCGACGGTCGTCGTCGCGAGCGAGTCGCGGCGGACGTCGAGCCACACTCCGCCGCCGGCCAGGTTGCGGATGATCGCCTGGAGTCGCATCCCGGTAACGCCGAGGCTCAGGCCGAAGGTCTCGACCGCGGCCCTCGTCGTGCCGGGCTGGAGGTAGCCGGCGCCGTCGATGCGGAAGGCGCCGCCGCCGGGCGACGAGAGGGCCGTCGAGAGACCGCCGAGCGCGGCGTCGGTCGAGCGGCCGGCGATCGTCGTCGTGCTCGCTCCGCTGAAGCCGTCCGAGGTGACGACTCGAAGGGTCGGGCCGGTCGGCGGTGTGGTCCCGCCGCCGCCTCCCGAGGAGACCGTGGCCGGCGTCGGGATCGAGTAGAGGCGGACCAGCTCGGAGGCCATGAAGGCGTGGCCCCGGTTGGTCTGGTGGACGTCGTCGACGCTGGAGATCAGGTCCCACGGGTCGTAAGCCGAGCCCGAGGCGGGGACGCCGTTCGCCTGGTAGATCGCCGACAGGTCGATGAAGGCGACGTTGGCGACGTTCTCCAGGGCCAGCTCCCGCATGGCCGCGATGTACGACGGCCACGGCGCCTGAGGAGCGGTGCGGCCATTGACGGGGTTCACGGTCGAGTCGATGCGGCCGTACGTCCCGATGAGCGCGACGACCACGGGCTTCCCCGCGGCGGCGAATTGGGCGAGTGTGTAGTTCACCGCGTCACGGAGAAACGACTTGAACTCGGCGACGGTGTTCCCGCGACTCCAGTCGTTCGATCCCACCATGTACTGAGCGAGCGCGATCCCCGAGGCCGAGGCCTGGGCGACCATCTTCGCGACGTCGGTCGTCGAGATGAAGTCCGCCGAGGTCGTCGAGCCGCGGCCGAAGTTCACGCCCTGGACGCCGGGACCGAGGGCGGTCGCCGAGGTGTCCGCGGCCATCTTCGTCGAGGGCTGGGCGGCTCCCGAGGTCAGGGGGTAGCCCGCCTGGACGGCGGCGACGAAGCGGTCGAAGTAACGGTTGGCGGCCGACGTCGCGAGCGACCCGGCGGTCGTCGAGGAGCCGGCGCCGAAGATCGGGCATGCGGCGGTGTCCCGGCTCCCGAGGCCGCCTCTCCAGCGGGCCAGGGCGTAGGTGACATCGTAGGTCGGCTGGACGAGGGAGCCCTCGGCGGCGAGGCGCGCTTCGAGCCGCTGGGCGGCGGCGGCGGCCTGGGTCGCGGAGCCGGCGGCCGAGTTCGAGAAGGCGGAGGCGGAGGCGGCGGCGGCCTCCGCCTTGGCCCGGTCCTCGTAGCTGACCAGCACGATGACGCCGGGCTGGGGGACCGCGCCGACCGCCTGGGAGAGGTCGATCGTCTGGCCGGCCTTGGCCTCGATGTAGACCTCGGGGATGACCGAGTCGGCGCCCTCCAGGTAGTAGCGGACGCGCCACGTCGTCTTCGCCGGCGCCACGTTCGGGGCGTCGTAGGTGGCGAAGATGCGGACGGCCGCGCCGTTGTCTCCGCCGGTCAGCACGCCGTCTCGGATGCGGAGGCGCGCCTCCTTCAGGATGAGCGTCTGGCCGGCGCCGCCGCCGGGCGGGGTCAGGGTGACGTACCCGACCATCGGCGTGATGACGACCGTCCCGGTCGCGTTCGCGATGTCGGGGTTCGCGTTCGAGTCCGCGCCGTCGGGCGAGACCTCCAGCACGTTCCACACCAGGGAGGTGTAGGGGAGGACGGGGTCAGCCATGCGAGATTCCTTCGAGTCGAGTCGAGGCGATCCTAGCCGTTGGGCACGGTTCGAGAGGGGAAGCGGCCCTCTCGGACGGCGGCCTTCGCGGCGGCCTTCACGCTGGCCGGCGCCGTCACTCCCGAGGCCAGGAGTCGCTGAGCGGCGACGACTCGGGCCGCCTCCGACTCCGACTCCAGGGACCAGCCGCGGAGGATCGAGCGGTCAGCTTCCCGGCGCAGCGCCGCCGCGTAGCTCGGATGGTTCAGCGGTTCGAGGTGGCATCGACAGTTCGGATGCCGGGGCGGAGCGTCGAGCGTGACAGGCGGCTTCGAGAGCGGGGCGGCGGCATAGGTGTCCTGCCAGTCGAACTCGTCGCCCGAGTCGGCGACCACGCCCGAGAGCTTCAGGCAGTGCTGGCATGCGTCGCGCTCTCCGACCCAGACGACGGGGAGCTTCGCCCGCTTCGCGCTCGCGAGCGTGCCTTCGTTCATCGCTCGGTTAGCCGCCCAGGTGAGCGCCGCCTTCGTGTCGTTGCGGGCTCGGCTCAGCGGGGCGACGATCGCGACGTCGTCGGCGCCGGCGGAGGCGAGCCGGCGGGCGGTGCGGACGGCGTCGGCGATCTTCTCGTCGAGGCCGACCAGGGCGCCCCGAGCGGCCCCGGTACGGTTCGCGACCTTGGCCGCGGCCTTCTCGTCCTTCGCCTTGAACTCGGCCCCGATCGCCGTCGACCCGCGCTCGACCCCGAGGTCGACGGCGTCGGCGAGCGCGACCGCGGCGAGGCCCTCGACCTCGGGCGCGAGCATCGAGAGGACGAGGGCGCGGATGCCGGGGCCGCCGGCCGCGAGGATCGCGCGAAGCTCGTCGACCTGGTCGAGCCACTCGCCGGCCGAGAGCGCGACGAGGCGTTGCTCCAGGGAGAGCGCGTCGTCCTGCCACGCGGCCGAGCGCGCCGCGGCGACGGCCGGCTTCGCGACCGGGAGCGGCTTCGCGCCCGCCGCGTCGAGAGCCTTCGCCGCCTCGTGCTGGGGCGACCCGGTCCCGAACATGCGGGCCGCGGCGTCAGTCCGAGAGATGTAGTCGGGCATGCCGGATTACTCGGTCTCGACCTGAGCCGCGGCGAAGAGGTCGGGGAGGAGGGCGACGACCTGGGAGCGGTCGATCGTCCCGAGGGTGACGGCGTTCCCGATCTTCGCCAGGGACTCGGCGAGAGCGGAGAGGCCGGCGGGGGTGTAGGCCGGCGCGCCCTCGGGGTACCACTCGGCGATGGTCTCGGCGTCGTAGCCCGCCTCGGCGAGCGCCACGCGGACCGGGACGCCGTTCGCGATCTTCGAGCCGACGACCGTCCAGGAGTCGGAGTCGGAGGCGACCTCGGCGGTCTGCCAGGAGACCTTGACGGCCTGGTCGGCCGAGCCGGTCATCGAGAGGACGAGGGAGAGGAGGCTCTCGATCGCCGAAGTGTTCTCCTCGGTGTACTCGCGGGCGTGGGCTTGGATCGGGGCGTCGGCGCGCTTGCGGGACTCGCCCGAGGGCTGGTCGCCCTTCAGGTCGAACTCATAGGCCGGGGTGTCGGTCAGGACGCCGATCGCCCGGATGTAGAACTCGGCCGGCGCAAGGAAGTTCTCGGCCGAGGGCGGGGTGAACTCCCCGACCTTCTCGATGTTCTGGAGGGTCGTGACGGTGCCGTTCGCGAAACGGAGCTTGGGCCGGCGGCTCCCGACCTCGACGTCCTCGTCGTCGTCGAAGTCCTCCCCGAGATCGGAGTCGGTGTCGGCCCTCTCCAGCGCGTAGCGGATGGGGAAGGCCTGGCCCTCGAAGTCGGACATCTGGGTGACGACGATTTTCGTGATCGCGTCCTGGGGGCCGTACGCCTTCAGGTGCGCCGGCACGCCGTGGCTCTCGCCGTTGTCGTCGTGCTTCAGGTGGAAGACGGGGAAGCGGCCCCAGGGGTTCGCAACGTCGCTCTCGGGCTCGTCGTCGTCGGCGTTCTCGAAGGAGTCGGCGTCGATGTAACGCTCGAACTCGTCGGCGTTGTAGTTGATCGCCTCCTTGTCCTTCGTGGTATCGGTGCGGGAGATGTACCGCTCGATCCGGTCGGGAAAGTAGAGGTTGGCCCGGGTCCGCTTCCCGACCCGGAAGGCCTTCACGAAGAAGAGGACGAGGCGGGGGTTCTCCTCGTCGTAGACCGCCCGCATCACGAGAGGGGAGTTGTAGTAAACATCGGGGGTCGCCAGCTCGTCGGCGTTCGCGCCGGGCCAGGCCACGAGGTAGGCATCGCCGTAGACCGCGGCCCACTTCAGGGCCGTCCTGATCTCGCGCTCGATCTTCGCCTCGTCGAGAGCGCGGGCCAGCTCGGCGGTCAGCGCCTCGGAGCCGACCACCTCGGCGCCACCGAAGGCGATCCGCTTTACCAGCTTGTCGACGGGGATCGCGGCGAAGTTCACCCGGAAGGAGTCGCCGACCGAGGCGATCAGTCCGTCGAGCGCCGAGCCGAAGAAGACCTCTCCGATCTTCCCGTCGTAAACGTCCTTCGCCTTCTCGTACGCCGGGCGCGACTTTTCGAGTTCGGAGAGTCCGCGAGCGAGAGGGGAGGCCATGCGCCGAGGGTACACGAAAGCCCCCGACCCGCTGGGGGTCGAGGGCTCGTGCGCCGATTCAAAGCTGGCCGGATGCGGCCGAGGCCACCCTACCAGGGCTCAGGCCTGGGCGGCCTCCGCCGCCTCGCGCTCCTCGCGGATGCGGCGCCAGCGGGCGATCTCGGCCAGGTTGCGGGCCTCCTCGCGGGCGAGGCGCTCGGCGCGCGCCTGGGCCTTCGCCTCGGCGGTGGCCGAGACCTTCGGGCTCTTGACGTTCGCGCACCGAGCGCAGAGGTTCGAGTCGGCCGCGTCGGTCGTGAAGAGGAGGCCCTGGCGACCCGCGCCCTGGCGAGCACCGCAGAGGGCGACGTTCGAGTCGAAGGCGCGAGCGCCGAGGAGGGCGATGGTACCGGACTTGGTGAGGTGCGTCTTGGTCATGGGTCCATAGTACACCTAATCCGGCACGGCGCAATAACGGGTTACCAGGTGTCGGGGGTCGGGAAGTCGCGGAGGTAGCGCTCGGCCGCGCCGGTGTTGAACGTGACGCCGAGCATTACCTCGGTCCCGTCGCTGGCGCGGCCGACGATGGTCGTCCCGTCGAGGCGGGCGTCGCCCGCGGCGAGGAGGCCGTCGAGGATCGGGGTCGTGCTGGTCATGGCTTCGTCTCCTGGTAGAGAGAGGGGGGGGGCGCCCCGGTCGAGGCGCCCCGGTCGGTGGGTCAGGCGGAGCGGGTGATCGCGACGATCTCGGCCTGTCGGTACTCGACCGAGCGGACGACGCCGTCGACGTCCAGCTCGACGAGGACGATCGGGCCGCGGCGCTCGGCCGAGCGGACGCGGCCGTCGAGGTCGAAGCTGGTCCGGCCTTCGATGAAGTCGCCGGCGCGGAGTTCGCGAGCGGCGGCGAGGAAGTAGGAGGAGGCGGTCGGGGCGGGGGTGCTGGTCGAGGTCATGGCTCTACCTTACACCTAATCCGGCATGGCGCAACAACGGGTTAGGCCCGCGCCACCGACGCCGGGACGATCTCGACGTACGCCCAGGCCTGGGCCTCCTGGGAGCGGAGGGCGCGCTCGGCCAGGTCGAGGCGGCCGGCCCAGGTGAGAACGTGCCACTCGGCGGGCTTCCTCGGGTCGAGCTGGGCGAGCACGGCCACCTGGGCGCGGGCGTCGTCGATCCACTGGCGGAGGCGGGCGACCGTCTCCTCGTAGATCGGGAGGCGCTGGGCGGGCGGGAGGCGGACCAGCTCGGCCAGGCGTCGCTCTAGCGCGAGTACCTCGTCGGCCGCCTCGGCTCGGGCGGTCGCGTTGGTCGATGCGACGAAGACGGCGTGGGAGTAGATGCGGGAGTACGAGTCGCGGGTGAAGGGCCGCCCGGCGGGCGATACGGCCGTGTGCCGGTTCACGAGAGGGCCACGAGGGAGAGCTCGGCCGGGTCCATCCGCACCGAGTAGGACGCGCCCTCGAACATCACGCCGATCTGGCCGCGGTTCGTGACGCCCGAGGTCGTCATCCCGACGATGCCGGTCGCGATCTCGCGGACCAGCACGCCCGGGAGGTTGGGGGCCGAGGCGGCGGCGACGGCGGCGATCATCGCGCGGTCGATCTCTTCGAGCGTGTGTCCGCGGCGGAGAAGCTCGGAGGTGGCGAGAGTGGCCTCGACCTCCTCGGGGCCGACGGTGTAGTCGATCAGGTCGGCGAAGCTCAGCTCGCCCAGGCGGGGGATGAGAACGGCGCGAGCGGCGAGACGAGCGGAGATGGAGAGCGTTGTCGTGGTCATGGGTCCAGAGTACACCTAATCCGGCACGGCGCAATAGCGGCCCGGCTCAGGCGTACCGGGCCACCGATCCACGAGCCGCCGGCCGCTTCTTCTTCCGCAGGAGGAAGGCGACGGCCGTCCCGACCGCGTCGACCATGTCATCGTTAGGCGCCTTCGGGAACGTGACCATCTGCTCCTCTAGGGAGTTCAGCCCGGGGGCGTGGAGGATGCGGCCGGCCTGGTAGTGGGTCAGCACGCGGGCCGCGCGGACCTCCTTCTTCTCGGTCTGGTGGACGACCTTCACCGGGACCGGGAGATCGTGGAGGATCGTCAGCCACACGTCACCGCCCTGGTTCGTCTCGATCAGCACGCCGCCGACCTCGTACTCCGCGATCTTCTCCAGCACGTACGCGCGAAGCCGGCTCGGGTCGAGGCGGACCCCGACGGCGAAGCGGACCGCGACCTTCCGCTCGCTCGGCGAGTAGGCCACGACCGCAACGCCGGTGAAGTCCGAGGAGGCCTTCGTCGTGACGGCCGGGTCGATCGAGAGGATGACCCGAGTCGCCGCGGCGACGTCGCCCTCGTGGAAGTCGTCGGCCGTCCAGTAGTCCCCATCGTTGCCTCGCGGGTCGTTCTGGAAGTTCTTCGCATAGGCCCTGGTGTGCCTGATCCGGCGCAGCTCCTCCAGGGGCCAGCGCGCCGGCCAGCACGAGCGCTCGGTCCCGTCGGCTCGGAGGACGATCGGCGGCGAGTAGTGCGGGACGATGCGCTCCTCGTCGATCCACTCCTCGCCCGGCTCCGAGAGACCGCGAGCCTTCCGCACGAGCTGGTGAACGATCGAGCCCGGCATCGTCACGGTGCCGACGATGACGAGGCGGGCAAAGGAGTTCAGCGGGAGGATCGCGTCGACCAGCGTCGAGAGGCGCTTCCGCATGAGCCCGAGCGAGTAGCTCGCCTCGCTCGGCTCGATGTCGTCGAGGATCAGGAGGTCGGGCCGGACCGCGCCGACCTTCATCCCGAGGAGGCCCGAGTCGATGCCGCGGGCGGCGAAGACGAAGCCGCTCTCGGCCTGGTAGAGAGCGACGTTGTCGGAGACGTTGGTCTTCCGGGTCGCCTTCGTCAGCGGCCGGCAGAGGTCGGGGTAGTCCTCGCGGAGGCGCGCGTTCGTGTCCAGCTCTTGCCGGAAGGTGCGGAGGTGGCCCTCGGCCTGGGTCGCCGAGTCAGCGAAGGCGGCGATGAAGCGCACCCACCCGTGGGCCGCGCCCCAGAGCGGGCGGATCAAGAAGTGCCACGTCGACTTCCCCATCTCGCGGGGGCCGATGTAGGCCTGGCGGTCGTCGCCGATGTTCTCCACGGGGGTACACCAGCGCTTCGCGTCGAGGGCCCAGTCGAGGTGCGCGTCGCCGAACGTGACGCGGTCGCCCGTGGCCGGCGACTTCAGGTGATGCGAGAGGTAGATCAGGGCGAAGGCCAGCGGGTCCCGGGCGGTCCGCTCGCGCCTCCACGCCGGCACGTCGAGACCTCGGCGCCCATCGGTCGTACGCGCTTCGTCGAGCGCGAGGACGTAGGCGCCGAGGTCGAAGTTCTCGGCGTTGAGCCCGAAGGCGTTAGGCACCGGCCGGCACGGCGGGAAGCGCCGGCCCGAGGTAGTGGACGTGACCCGACCAGTCGGCGAAGTCGAAGAGGGCGCCGGCGTCGGCCTCGACCTTCACGAGGTACTCGTCGCCCTTCGGCTGAAGCTCGACCACGCGGCCCGGGCCGAACTCGGTCGAGACGACGTGGGAGCCGATGCCGATCCGCGGATCGAGCGCGCCCATGCCGCCGCCGTCGGGGAAGATGCGCGGCGAGATGCGGGCCCACTCGGCCGTGATGGTCAGGGGGCGCTGGGGGCGCGCGAGCACGAACTCCTCGCGACAGATCGAGCACTCGCCCCGGTCTCCGACCTGACGGCCGAGGGGGTTCGGGAGGACGTGCTCATCGTCGGCGTCGGGAGCCGGCTCGGAGATCGGGTCGTCCTCGGTGGCGATCTCGTCGAGCGTCTCCTCCTCCTCCAGCTCGTCGATCGTGTCGGGCTCGACCTCGACGTCGAAGTCGGTCGCGTCGGTCGTCGTGAACTCGGCGGAGATGATGCCCCAGCCCTCGGGCGGCGGGACCTGGCCGGACGAGTCCCACTCCTCGGCGGGGACGAAGCGCCAGCCGCCCTCCCCCGGGGCGTCGTCGCCCGATCCGCGGACCATCGCGCGGAGGTAGGAGAAGAGGGCGTCGCCGTGCTTCTCGGCGCTCGGGCGGACGCGCCGGCCCGTGGGCGCGAGGCCGAGCATCTCGTAGCGGCTGACGACGGGTGTCGCCTTGACGGTCTCGTCGGGGTTCATGGTGTCTCCTTCATGGGGTACGGCGCATCACTGGTCGCGCGCGCCTCGTCGATGATCCGACGAAGTTCGATGTCGGCCGGGTCCACTACCGAGTGGGCCACCTCGACCTGGGCGGGGGCGTCGAGGCCGAGGAGCTTCGCCCGGCGCTCGAAGAGGCGGAGGAGGAGGCCGGCGGCCGAGTGCTGGACCGCGGCCTTCTGGACGATCATCGCGCCGTCGTCATCGAGCAGGGGCCGACCATCGTCGCCGAGCACGACGGCCGAGAGATCGCGGCGGAGGCGGACCTCCAGCGCGTCGAGCTTCTCGGCCTCGGTGGCGCGCTTCTCGATGCCGTCGGCGAGCGTGGCCTCGGCCACCTCCCGCTGGGCCTCCTTCAGCCGCCGGCCGCAATTCACGAGGCCGAGGGGGTAGCCGAGGTGCTGGTGACTCTCGGCGGCCATGCGGGCGATCGAGTAGCCCTGGACGCTGGCACCGAAGACGTAGGCCCTCTCGGCGACCGCGATCGAGGACTCGACGGTCGAGCCCTTCTTCGTCCCCTTCGGGCGCTTCGTGGTCGGGCCGCGGTCGTAGACCCCCGAGCCCTTCCCCTTCTTCTTCTCGCCCATCACGGGACCTTCCTGTCGGTGCCGGCCGAGTCTACTAGCGCGGCCAGCTCGGCCCGAAGCGCAGTGACGCCGAGCTGACGAGGGAAGGGCCCGCCGAGGTAGACCACGCGATCGTAGCCGTACCCCGTGATTGCGGAGGCGTTGACCTTCGTCGGGGTGCGGGTGCGCTCTCGGGTCTCGGCTTCGAGCTTCCATCGGGCATGCCGCATTACGAGGCGAGCGCCGGCCGTAGCGCCGTCGAGCCAGTACGCCTCGAAGATGACGCCGAGATCGAGCCGGCGGCCATGTACCCCGACGACCTCGGGATCGCGGACGAGGAAGGACGGCGCCTCGAAGTGATAGCTCGCCGGCGTCGTGCGGACCAGCACGTCGAACGCGAGGCCCTCCGCGAAGCTCGCCAGGCCCCGCGCCGAGACGCCCGGCTCCCACGGTCGGGACGGTCGAGACGGCCTCGCCTCGCTATTCCTATACCGAGTAGACACTTCAGCCCCCTAACTACCTACGCCGTACACCATTCGCGGCCCTCGGTCTATACCCACCTTACAGGAAACCTAGCAACCTCCACCCGACCAGTCGGGGAGCCGCCCCGAGTGACAGTTTTTCGGGCCGAGTGATAGGCCAGGTGATAGGTAAAGTGATAGTTCTACGGGCTCCGATTCCAAGCGGGAGTAAGGGAGTGCTATCTAGTGACAGAAAAATCCCGCTATTCCCCTTACGCATGCGCACGCGCACACACACGCACACACGCACCTAAGGCAATAGTTTGAAAAAAGTGTCACCGCCTCCTGACCCCCTCGAATCCCGCGTCAGCACTGGGATCGAGGCCCCTCCACCCCCGAAAATCGGTGTCACTAGAAACTGTCACCCGCCTTCGATCGCGAAAATCGACGACCTAACGGCACCCCGAACCAGCCGCGACCCCGCCCCGAGTGACACTTTTTCTGTCACCGACCCGCCGGCCCGGGCCTCCCCGCAGCTCCAGCCGTCGAGTACGATCTCCAGGTGACCAACACCAACCCCCACGCGCGCCCCGCGGCCCAGCCCGAGCGCGCGACCACCGATCCGAACCCCCGCCACTGCACACAATGCGGGCACGACCTCGACGACCACGGGCGCCGCCTCGGGTGCTTCGTCCTCGTCGCCGAGGGGACCCCGGACGAAGGCGTCTGCCCGTGCCTTGTCAATGACGGGCGGGACGACTAATGCCGAAGAAGAAGCCCGCGGAGGCCGAGCCCTTCGAGCACCGGCTCATGAAGGCCGCCCTGGCCTACGCCGAGCGGGGCTGGCGCGTCCTCCCCCTCCGACCCGGTACGAAGATTCCGATCCACGAGTCCTGGCAGATCGAGGCGAGCACCGACCCCGATCTCATCCGCTCCTGGTGGGTCGACAACCCCCGGGCGAACGTCGGTATCGCAACCGGCTCCGCCTCGGGCCTGATCGTCCTCGACGTCGACACGAAGAAGGGCAAGCGCGGGGCGAAGTCCCTCCGCAACCTGGAGAAGGCCCACGGCGCCCTCCCTGACACGTACACCGCCGAGACCGCCTCGGGCGGCCTCCACTACTACTTCCGCTACCCGAAGGGTGAGGGGACCTGGCGCAACTCCGCGTCGACCCTGGCCCCCGACCTCGACATCCGCGCCGAGGGCGGCCAGGTGGCCGCGTGGCCCTCGGTCATCCGCGAGTACGGCGGGGCCTCGTACGAGGTGCTCCTCGACCCGGGGAAGCCCGCGAAGATGCCGACGTGGCTTCAGGTCGCGACCCGCTACGTCGAGCCCGTGGCGCCGACCAGGCCGGCGGTCGATCCCGCGTCCCTCTCCGACGCTGACAAGGAGCGATCGGCCCGCTGGGTCATCGGCACGATCAATGGCGTCGTGGAAGACCTCCGAGCGCTCTCCGAGGCCGCCGTAGCCGAGGGCCAGGAGTACAAGGGTCCGCCGTGGGATAACGGCACGTACCAGGCCGCATGCCGCCTCGCCGAGCTGGCTAGCACCGCCTGGACGGCGACGACCGACGAGGAGGCCCACGCGATCCTCCTCGACAACGCCCCGCGCGACCGGGGCTTCACCGACCGCCGCGTCGAGGACATCTGGCGATCGGCGATCAAGAAGACCGCGGGGAAGCAACTCCCGATCCCGACGTCGGTCTCGGGCGGCCTGGTGCTCCCTTTCCCCGAGTCCTCCGGGACCGTCGCGTCGTCGAGCTCGAAGGACGTCGCGCGCTACTTCGACGGGAAGGAGCTCCTCGCGGAGCGTCTCGCCGAGGCGATCAGCGATGACCTCGCGATCGGCATCGACGGCGAGATTCACGCCTTCCGGGGCGGAGTCTGGTCGCGCGACCCGGACGAGCTGAAGCGGCGGACCACCCGGCTCCTGCGCGACAAGTACCGGCCGGCGTACCTCAGCGCCGCAACCGACATCGTCGTGACGTCCGACCTCCCGCACCTCTCGGGCGAGCCCAACGGCGACTTCTTGAACCTCCGATCGGGGATGCTGGAGTGGCGCTCGGGCGTCCTCGTCCCGCACGACCCGAGCCACCTTTCGACGATTCAACTCCCCGTCGAGTACGACCCCGAGGCGGGGTGCTCGCACTTCGACCGCTTCCTCGCCGACGCCCTCCCGCCGGACTCGATCGGCCTCGCGTGGGAGATGATCGGCTACGCGCTCATGGAGGGGAACCCTCTCCAGTCGGCCTTCCTCTTCGTCGGGGACGGCGGGAACGGGAAGGGGACCATGCTCCGCGTGCTCTCGGCCGTGATGGGGAAGTGGAACATCTCGAACGTGTCGCTCCGCTCGATCTCCGAAGGGAAGTTCGAGGTCGCCGGTATGCAGGGCAAGCTGGCGAACATCGCCGGCGACATCGACTCGCAGTATCTCCGCGATACGTCGATGTTCAAGTCGATCACCGGCGGCGACGCGATCAACGCTCAGCATAAGCACGGCCGCCCCTTCGACTTCGTCGCGTGGGCCCTGCCGATCTTCTCGGCCAATGAGATGTGGCGCTCGGCGGACACGACCCGGGGCTACTTCCGCCGGTGGGTCCCGCTCTCCTTCCCCAACACGATGACCGGGAAGTTCGACGAGAGGAAGCTCTACGTCGAGGCGCCCGGCATCGTGAACAAGGCGATCATCGCGCTTCGCCGGCTCATGGCCCGGGGCGAGTGGGACCTCGGGCTCTCGTCCTCGCTCCTCCTCGACGAGTTCAAGCAGGAGGCCGACATCGTCCGAACGTGGCTAGCCGAGGACGACTCCCTCGTCATCGCCGACCGCGACGCTCAGGACAACGTCGTCTGGGCCCCGAGGGCCGCCCTCCACCGCTCCTTCGCCGAGTGGTCCCGAGGCTCCGACCACGGCACCCTCTCGACGACGAAGTTCTACAAGCGCCTCCGAGCGCTGGGCTACGACGAGAGCCGCCGCTCGGCGGGCTACGGCTTCTACGGCATCCGGCCGATCCGCATGCTGGCCGGCACCCCGAGCGGGGCCCACGAGCGCGATCTCCCCGACTAGCTAGACCGGCAAGCCCGATTAGTGATAGCTTCCTCTCGTGCCCAATCCCGGGCCGCCGATTCAAGGAGAAGACCCATGACCGACCAGACGCCCGCGAACCCGTATACCGACCAGTGCGAGGCCCACGTCGCCCGTACCTTCGTCGGCGAGGTCCGCAAGGAGCAGAACGTCACCGACCGCCCGCACCCCCTCGGGATGCTCCTCGGCTACCACGAGGCCCAGCACCTCGCCGACGTCGTCGAGCGCACCCTCGTCGAGCCCGAGGTCGAGATGGTCGGGGCGAACGACTACGGCTCCGACGAGGGCCGCGACGCCGTCGCGAAGCGCAAGGCCGCCGAGGAGGCCGAGGTCCGCATGACCGGCGACTCGAAGACCGAGGACGGCTCCGAGCCGATGAGCTTCGGCGCGGCGCTGAGGAAGGCGTTCGGCCTGAGCCCCGAGGAGGCCGCCAGGCCCCGCCTGAGCTTCGACGACATCATCTCGGGCAACATCCCCGACCCGATTCCCGCGTCGCCCTCCTGGCGCCCTCCGCTGGCCGAGGAGGAGCCGATCAGCTTCTCGGGCGTCGGCTCCTCGACCGACCCCGGCGCCTTCACCGCCGCGGACGAGATCGACCAGAGCGAGGCCCAGGCGCTCGGCGCCGTCCTGGAGGGCTACGACGTCCTCTCCGAGCTGGTCGAGCGCGTCGGCCCGCACGAGACCCTGACGATCTCGATCTCGCGCTCCGACCTCCGCACCGACTACACCGAGGCCGACGCCGACCAGTCCCCCGACGAGGACGACGACGACCCGGGCGCGACCCTGGAGGACCGCCTCGCGGACTTCACCGCGGCCGATCTCCAGGCCGAGCTGACGAGGCGGGCCTACCCCGAGGGGAAGCCGCGGCCGACGCTGAAGTTCCCCGAGGAGGTCACCCCCGAGGACCGGGCCGTCCGCTCGGCGGCGGGCGCGCTCCGTGCGATCCTCGACGAGAGGAGCCCCGTCGAGGTCGCCGCCCGCCGGGAGGTCGAGGTCGCCGCGACCGCGCTCCTGGACGCGCTGGGCGCCGAGGAGCTGGCGCTCGCCCAGCGGGCGAAGGAGGAGCGCACCGAGCGCCAGGCGGCGGCCGACAGCCTGGCCGCGGCTCACCTGGAGGTCGTCGACGCCGAGGGCGTCTTCGGCTCGGGCCGCCGCCTGTCCTCGGCCGTCCAGGACGCCGTTCGCCTCCTGAAGAAGTAGCCCCCGGGCAAGAAGAAGGCCCCCTCGGCATCGCGACCGAGGGGGCCTTCGCTCTTGTGACCAGACGAGAGCACCTGTTCCAACTACGAACGCTAGGACTCTACCACGCGGGCCTCGGGATGCTTCTCGACGATCCCGCGGGCGATCAGGTCGCGGACGACGTCGGACTTCGAGACGCACTCCATCCGCGAGGCGGCCTCGATGTACTTCGCGACGTCGGGCTCGACGTACAAGCTGACGTGCTCAGTGAATCTCGCGCTCGCCACTTCGGCCTCCCTAGTTGCGAGCTAACCTAGCAGGACTATAATCGGGCAAGACCGACCAGAGACAGGAGTCATCCCATGACCTACACCGCCCCCACGACCGAGATCGAGGGCCCCCACGTCGGGAGCCTGATCGTCCGATCCCTGCACACCTGGGAGCCCGGCCAGGGCCCCCAGTCCCAGAGCTACTCCCGCATCTCGGGCAACCTGACGTCCGTCACGATCTCGTACCGGTGGGACTTCGGCACCCGCCAGTGGACCGTCACCGTCGACCGCCCCGTCTTCCGCTCGCGGCTGAAGTCGGGCGAGTACGGCATCGAGCGCCGGGCCGAGAGCTACTACTTCACCTCGAACCGAGCCGGGCTTGACGGGTCCCGCGCGCTCTCCATCGCGCCGTGGCTCCGCGAGCTGGTCATCCGCGACTGGCCGACCTCGACCTTCCGCATCGTCGAGGAGCACGCCGGCACCGAGCACAACCCCGAAGGAGCCTGACCCATGCCGAAGATCGCCTACGTCGAGACCCCCACGCTTCGGGGGAACACCAGGACCCGGATCGCTCAGGCGAACGGCATCCTGGAGGAGCTGGCCGCCCAGGGCTACTCGATCACCCTCCGCCAGCTCTACTACCAATTCGTTGCCCGAGGCCTGATCGAGAACAACTTCCGGTCCTACCAGAACCTCGGCGAGACCATCTCGAACGCCCGCCTCTGGGGGATGCTCGACTGGAACCTCCTGGAGGACCGGACCCGCAACCTCCGAGGCGTCTCGCACTGGGGCTCTCCCGCCGACGTCGTCGCCTCGGCGGCCTCGGGCTTCCGCCTCGACAAGTGGCGCAACCAGGCCCACCGCGTAGAGGTCTGGGTCGAGAAGGACGCCCTGGTCGGCATCGTCGAGCGTGCGACCTCCGCCCTCGATCTCGACTACTTCTCGTGTCGGGGGTATGTCTCCCAGTCCGAGATGTGGGCCGCGGCCGAGAGGCACCGGCGCTACGAGGCCCACGACCAGAGCGTCACGGTCCTCCACCTCGGCGACCACGATCCGAGCGGTCTCCAGATGACCGAGGACATCGAGCGCCGCCTCGACCTCTTCGGCGCCTCGACCACCGTCCGCCGTATCGCCCTCAACATGGATCAGGTCGAGGCGTACCAGCCCCCGCCGAACCCGACGAAGCTCACCGACTCCCGCTCGGGGAAGTATGTCGAGGAGTACGGGAACTCCTCGTGGGAGCTGGACGCGCTCTCGCCGGCCGTCCTCGACCAGCTCATCCGCGACGAGGTCGAGCCGTACCGGGACGAGGAGGCCTACGCGAAGGTGGAGGCCAAGGAGTCGAAGCACCGCGCCACGCTCTCCGCGATCTCGAAGGAGTGGAAGGTCGTCGAGGACTACGCCGCCGACGGCTTCCCCGACGTCGCCGCGATCCGCTCGAAGCTGGAGGAGGCGGAGCGCGCCGTCCGTGACGAGGTCACCTGGCGCAAGGAGGCGGAGGACCGCGCGAGCGCCGCTCAGCACGAGGCGGCGAACCTGGTCGAGGCGCTCGCCGAGGCCCACGCCGAGCGCAAGCCCGAGCCCGACGAGACCCTCTCGACGCTGGCCGACCTGGCCGAGAGCACCGCGGACACGACCCGAGCGAAGGCCCTCCGCCTCGCGATTCTGAAGGCGGCCGGCCGTGCGTAGGTGGAAGCCGGGCGACCCGGTCATCCTCCCGGCGGGTGGCGCCGTGACCCTGGAGATCGTCGGGACCAGCGTCGCCTGGTGGCGCGGCTGGGCCTCGGGCCGGCTCTACTCGGTGCCGCTCGAAGACCTCCGCCGGCGCCCGGTGGACCCGCTGGCCGAAGACGCCGAGCCGAAGGTCTACGTCCGCCGGCGGCCGAGCTGGCACTTCCACGGGCTGAGCGAGGAGTTCCCCTGGGCGGTCGTCGAGCGCTCGGGGAAGCATGGCCTCCACGTCGAGGCCTTCCGATCGCACGACCACGCGCTCGCCGCGGCCCTGATCGTCTCTGGCGCAGCGGGGGTCGAGCCGTGCTCGTGAAGTGGAAGAACGTCGCCGTCGGGACCCGCGTCCGACTGGCCGGCCGAGAGTACAAGCTGACCAGCTCGGTGGCGAAGAAGAAGGGCCGCGAGCTGGACGTCACCGTCGAGGGCGGGATCACCGGCGCGACGACGGCCCGCGTGAAGGCCGACGACGAGGTCGAGGTCGCGCTCTCCGAGCCGATGAAGAAGCGGGCCCGCCAGCGCGAGGGCGAGAAGGCTCGGGCGGCGGCGGCGGCCGGCACCTGGAAGCCCGACCCCGTCGATGTCGAGTACGTGAAGAAGGCGGCCAAGAAGGCGGCGAAGAAGTCCGCCCGGATGAAGGCCGCGCGCGACGTCGAGGTCACCGTCCCGAACCCCTCGAAGGGCGAGGCGGTGGTCCGCGGTCTCATGCAAGCCGTGCCGATCGCGACCGTGAAGCTGAAGGGCGAGTACGTCCTCGACGAGCCGACGCCGGCGTCGATCGAGAGCCACCTCTACCTCTTCCATCACGTCGACCCGGGGGAGGCGAGCTGGCCCACGACCTACGCCGACCAGGTCGCCCTCCACGAGCGCCTCCACGCGGAGGGCGACGCGGTCCCGTTCCATCGTCACCCCGGGATGAAGGAGCCGAAGCGATGAGCCCCGAGGAAGAGGCGACCCTGGTCGCCCAGCTCGCCCCGTGGATCGAGGCCCGCGAGCGCGCCCTCCTCTCGCGGCTGGTCGACGACCTCCGCGACGAGGGGCCTCGCCACTCGGCGGCGGCCGTCTCGGAGTGGGCTCGCGTTCAGGGCTACTTCCCCGCTTGACCGGGCAAGCCGGTTTAGTGTACGTTCGACCTACCAGACGAAAGGAGCCGCTCGTGAACGACGGCCGTACGACCTACTTCCTCGGCACTGACCCGATCTCGGAGCGCGAGTACCTCCAGCTCCAGGGCCGCTACCCGAGCTACGCCGGCGACTCGAAGGTCGAGGCCACCTTCCACGGGAAGAAGCGCCCCCTCCCGACGTACGCCCCGCCGGTCGTGATCCCGGTCCCGCGCCAGGGTCGCCACGTCGAGACCTCCCAGGAGGAGGCCGACCAGTACGCCGCGGCTCTCGCCCAGAGCTGGGCCCTGGCCCGCTCGAAGCGTCGCTCGGCGTTCGTCCGGGAGGCCGTGCTGATCGTCGCCTCGGCGCTCGCCGCTATCGCGGTCGCGTGGGTGACCATCGTCGCGCTCGCGTCGTTCGCCCGATGAGCGCCGCGCTGGTCGTGGCCTTCCTCGGCGTCGGCTTCCTCGTGCTGAGCTTCGCGCTCTACTCGATCGACTCTCGCCCGTGGTCGCGCGTCGGCCGCCTGTCGAGCTTCTTCGGGATCGTCGGCCTCGCGTGCGTGGCCGTCGGGATCATCATCGCGGGGGCCGTCATCGCCTCCGCTCTCTTCCACCTCTAGACCACCCGCAACGACAAGGAGAAACCCGAGATGGGCAAGGACAAGAAGCACAAGCCGACGAAGGTCGGGAAGAAGATCAAGGCCGGATCGAAGGGCCCCGAGCCCGAGGTCGACCAGCTCGTCGAGGACGCGAAGGCTCGCATCGCCGAGAAGCGCGCGGCCCGCGAGCGCGAGGCGGCCGACGCGAAGGCCGAGACCGAGAGGCCCTCGAAGAAGGCCAAGGCCGCCAAGGCGGATCAGGCGGCCGAGGTCGTCGAGACCGGGGCCGGCCGGGAGTTCGTGGCGCCCGCCGCCGAGACCCCCGACGCCGAGGTCGCCGAGCGCGGCCTCGCCCGGGCCCGCCGGATCGAGGAGCTGGACGCGATTCTCGCGGACCCCGACTCGAAGAAGAAGGCGAAGGCCGCGGCGACCGACGAGAAGGCGGGCCTCCTGGCCGAGCTGGACGCGATCAAGAAGGCCGAGGCGAAGGCCAAGGCCACGGCGCCGATTACCCCCGAGGAGATCGAGGAGGCGGCCGGCGAAGGCATCTCCCGCCTCGCCGAGTTGACGAACATCGTCGAGTCGCCCGACACGAAGCCGAAGGCCCGCAAGAAGGCCGAGGCCGAGCTGGCCGAGCTGAAGCGACGCCTCGCCGAGGAGTCCGACGCCTGGAAGGAGATTCACAAGAAGCGCCCCTCGACGGCCGAGGCCGCGACGGCCGAGGTCTCGACCCCGGCGATCTCGATCCCGTCCGACGGCGAGGAGTGGCCGACCCGCCACAAGGGGAACGGGAGCCCGAAGATTCTCCTCCCCGACGGCTCGGGCAAGGAGGCGTTCTACTCGCGGGTGACGACCTACATCGACGCCCTGGACGACAAGAGCGCCCTCTCGCTCTGGGGCCGCCGCGTCGTGCTGACCGGCGCCGCCCGCGACGGCATCACCGACCTGGACTCCGAGGTCGACCCGGCCGACACGATCATCGGGAAGGTCGCCGCGGCGAACGCCGAGCTGGAGGCCGAGCTGGTCCGCATCGAGGAGAAGCACGCGGCCGGCGAGTACGGCGTCGGCGGTCGTGAGCTGGACGTCGAGGTCGCGACGAAGACGCACAAGGATGCGGTGACGAAGCTCGCCGCCCAGGCGTTCGACCTCGGAGAGGGCTTCGCGAAGGCCTCGAAGGGGACCAACCTCCACGCGCTGACCGACCTCGTCGACTCGGGCCAGAAGCTCCCCGAGGACACCTCCCCCGAGGACCGCGCCGACATCGAGGCATACCAGGCCGCGGTGAAGGAGGCCGGACTCAAGCCGATCGCCCAGGAGATGTTCATCGTCAACGACGAGTTCGGGATCGCCGGCACGCTCGACCGGGTCTGGTCGTACAAGCGCCCCGGCGCGGCCCGCGCGGTCCGCGTCATCGGCGACCTGAAGACCGGCGGGATCGAGTTCGGCACGAAGATTCCGATGCAACTCGCGGCCTACGCTGGAGGCGTGCCGTACGTCCGCAACATCGAGGGACACCGCGGCCCGCGCCAGACCGTCTCGAAGGCGATCGGCCTCCTGATCCACCTCCCCCAAGGGAAGGGCGTCTGCGCGATCTACGAGGTCGACCTCGCCCTCGGGCTCCGCGGGCTCCGCCTCGTCGCCGAGGTGCGCGCCTGGCGCCGCGAGGCGAAGCCGGGCCAGGCGTTCGTGAACCTCGAAGACCTCCGCGCGGAGGCCGCCGAGATCGAGGCCAAGAAGACCACCGACGCGGCGCCCGCCGCCTCGGCCGAGTAACCCACCCCCAGAAGGAGAAGAGACCATGGCGAAGAAGGACAAGGCCACCGAGGCCCCCGTCGAGACCGAGAAGAAGTCGAAGAAGGCGAAGGTCGCCGAGGTGGCGCCCGAGCCCACGAAGAAGGCGAAGAAGGCCAAGGAGGCCCCGGCGCCCGAGCCCGAGAAGAAGGCGAAGAAGGCCAAGGGCGGCGGCGGTGGCGCCTCGATCGGCATCCCGTCCGAGGTCGAGACCGGCGGCGGCGACGGCTGGAACCTCACCGACGAGGCGGAGGGCGAGCTGTGCCTCTTCTCGCCGATGCGCGAGGACGAGGTCGAGACGAAGGACTACGGCCTGAAGCCGGTCATCGTCTCGAACGTCGCCGTCATCGACATCAAGAAGCCCGAGGCCTCCGAGTTCCACGAGGAGGTGTACGTCTTCGCGGGGTACCTCCGCGGCGCGCTCCGCTCCTCGATCGGGACGGGCCTCGTGCTCGGTCGCCTCGTGAAGGGCGACACGAAGGAGAAGGGCAACTACCCCTGGAAGCTGGAGGACCCGACCGCGAAGGAGATCGCCGCGGCCCAGGCCTACCTGGCGGCCAACGACCCGTTCGCGGGCGTCAAGAAGAAGTCGGGCAAGTAGGCCCCGACACCCCCTCGGGCCCCCGTCGTACTCTCGGCGGGGGCCCTCTTCCATCTCTACCTGAAGGAGCACGACCATGCCCGAGAAGTCCGCATACCAGCTCGCCCGCGAGTACGCCGAGCGCGCCGCCCGATCCGCCGGCACGGCCGCGGGGACCACCTTCGCGACGCTCGCCGGCGCGTTCGCCCAGCTCGCCGAGGTCGACGTGATGACCGACGGCGGGCCGCTGGGCCAGGGCCTCGCGCTCCGCCCGACGCCCGAGTCGACGATCGTCGCCGACAAGATGCTCCTCGTCGACTCGGGCGTCGTCCAGCTCCGCCTCCAGGTGCGCGTTCACTCCGACGGCCTCGTCGAGGTGCGCGAGGACGGCGCCGGCCCGACCGACGTCTTCGAGCCGTTCTACGTGCCGACCGAGCGCGTCTTCTCGGCGTCGGAGGTGGCGGCCCTGGTCGGCGTCGAGGCCGACGAGTTCGCCCTCCTCCTGGCCCGGGTCGACGAGGCCGCCGACGAGGTCCCCGAGGAGGGCCGGCGCTTCCTCGTCGACCTCGACCCCGAGGACGCCGTCGACCCCGAGGCCGACCCCGAGGGCGGCGAGGAGCCCGCCGCCGCCGACGTCGCCGAGCACCAGGCGCCCGAGCCGATCCTCGACCCGATCACGGGCGCCGAGACCGTCGAGCGCGACTCGGTCGACGAGACCCCGGCCGGCGCAGCGCCGATCGACGACGAGGACGACGACGACGACGAGGACGAGGCCTTCGGGGTGCCGGTCCCGCCGGTCGAGCCCGCTCTCGAGGCGCTCGCGAAGAAGGCCTCGAAGAAGGCCAAGAAGTAGCCCATGGCCGCATCCCCGTGCATGAGCTGTGGAGTCCGGCCGAAGATCGCCGGGCGCCACCGGTGCGAAGTGTGCTTCGACCGAACGCTCGACATCGGCCAGCGGGTGCGGAATGCCGAGCGCCGGCGCGACCTCGTCCCCGAGGAGTTGCGCCGGCCTCGGGTCAGCTCGAAGCACTGGCCGCCCGGCCGGCGCTGGTGTGCCGGGTGCCAGTCGTTCGTAGACCTGAGCGACGTCAGGGGCTCGCGGTGCGTGCCGTGCGCGTCGGCCGCGGCCCACGCCTCCTCGATCGCGAAGACCTACGGCCTGAGTGCCGACCAGTACGCCGCCCTCTCCGAGCTTCAGGGCGGCCGGTGCGCGATCTGCGGGAACCGGCCGAAGAAGAAGCGCCTAGCGGTCGACCACTCGCACACCTCGGGGGAGGTCCGCGGGCTCCTCTGCTCGAAGTGCAACCACGAGCTTCTGGGCGCGGGCTACGACTCGGCCGCGAAGCTCTGGGCCGCGTGGTCGTACCTGGCGGCCCCGCCGACGTCGGGCTTGTGGAAGCCGCTCGACAAGCTGACCCCGGGGGTCATCGACGACGGCGCCGCTGTACGCCCTTCTCCCGCGATTTCCGGCCCCGGCGGGCGACAGGTCACGGCGGCCGTAAACGCCCCAGAGGCGCCAGCACGGCCCCGGCGGACGGCGATGCCGCCCCTTCCGCCGGGCTCGTGGTCGAAGGCGGCCCAGGAGGCCTACTACCGGGGCTACTGGATCGGCCTCGGAGAGGTCCCCCGGACCGAGCCCGCGCCCTTCTGAGCCCACGACGAAGCCCCCTCCGATCTTCTGGAGGGGGCTTCGTTATTGCGCCGTGCCGGATTAGCGCCGAGCGTCCTTCGAGGACCGCTCATTGCGAACGGCCCAGGTCGCGGCGCCGGCGACGATCGCCGCGCCGAAGAAGGCGGAGACCACGCCGGCGACCTCGTCGGCCGTCACGGCTCCGTCAGTGAGTGCCTGGCCGACGAGGGGCGTTGCGATCGCCAGGCCGGCCGAGGCGCCGGCGACGATCGCCTTCCGTGAACGGTCGAGCCACGACGGGGACGGGGCCGCGTGGTCGGGGCCGGGGGTTGCATCGGGCATCTTCAGGTAGTCCTTTCGTCGGAGGGGTGAGGGGAAGATGATCGGCTCGGCCGAGCGACGCTCGATGACCCACGAGATCGCGAGGACGTAGGAGGCCACCGTGGCGACCGAGTAACCGAGGATGCGGACCAGCCACCTCCCGGGGTAGTCGGCGCCGAAGAAGAGCGACGCGAGGACGACGGCGTCCGTCAGCGCGAGCGCGGAGCCCACGAGGACGAACATCACGCCGAGGAGCGAGCGTCGCCACGGGGCCGAGAAGCCGTAGCCCAGAGCGAAGTAAGCCGCCGGGAGGAAGCCGGCGGCGAGAATCCAATCGCCGATGTCGAGAAGGGCTTCAGGGTTGTTCATGCGAACCTTTCACGGAGGACGAGTCGGGCCTTCCGCGTCCAGTTGTTCTCCTCGCGGATAGCCACGATTCTACCGACGACCTCCGACGCCTCCGTGATGAGCCGCTGGTCGCGCGACTCGGCTTCGGCGATCTGGCGCTTCGCCGTCTCGATGTCCTCGTCATGCATGGCTGGCCTCCCCGTTGTCGGTGACTGCCGAGATCAGTTTCTCGACGCTACGCGCAAGCTCTGTACTCCCTCCCAGGGAGTCGGCCAGGCGGTCGGCCCGCTCGCCGTTCTTCCCGGCCAGCTCGCGCCACTCCGACTCGCGCCTCTCGGCCGAGGCGACGCGGGCGTCACCCGAGCGAGTGGCCTCCGCGACGCGCGCCTCGGAGGAGGCCCGGGTGACCAGGCGGCCGAGGAGCATCGCGACGACGAAGGGGCCGGCGCCGAGCACCAGCATGCCGACGTAGCCCGCATCGTCGGGGATGAGCGAGAGCCACCCTCCCGTGGGATCGAGGACGACGGAGGAGAGGGTCGAAGCGACCGTGGAGACGAAGTCGACTGCCACGGCTCAGCGCTCCGCCACGAAGGAGATCGAGTCGAGGCTCACCCAGAATTGACCCACCCCGAAGCCGACCGTCACGGCGCCGTCAGGACGCACACGGAGCATGGCCGGCCGGTCGTTCGCTCGGTTTGAGTCGCCCGCGCTGACGGTCGGGAAGTGAAGCTGACCAGTCGGGCGATAGCCCTCGGGGAGAGTGAAGATGACGGCCGTATTCGTGATGTCGCCCTCGGCGACTAGGCCCTTCAGCTTCACGAGGCCGTCGGCCGATCGGATGTACTGGGGGCTGGCCTGGAACTCGTTCGTCGAGAAGGGGCGCCAGCCTCCCGAGTAGGACGCCGGCGCGATGTTGCGCCACTCGGGGAACCGGCTCGGCGCCGAGTCGACCGCGCCGATGATGAGCCACGTACTCCCGATCGGCACGAGGGCGACGCGGTCGTCGGGCTGGGGGGTGTAGCTGGTCAGGGAGGCGTAGCGCTTCGCGCCGGCCAGCTCCTCGCCCTCGAAGCGCACGGGGACCAGGCCGCCGGTGTAGTTCTCCGAGACGCGCGCGAGGCGGATCGGGCGGTCAGCGGAGGACGAGGGCGCGTCGGCCTGGGAGTACCGGCTCGCGGCGGCGAGGAACTCGGCCGCTCCGTCGAAGCCTTCGGCGCTCATACCATCACGACCCTTCGGACTCGGTGCTTCATCCTCGCACCCGGGCGGAGGTCCATCGCCCAGGTGTGCTCGACGTACAGGTTCGAGATGTCCAGCTCGGGGACCCCGAGGCGGAGTACCTCGGCGTGCTGGTGAAACGGCATGACGGCCGTCTCGAACTCGACGATCTCGTACACCTGGGAGGCCTCGTATCCGAGGCGCTCGGCCTTCGCCGTGATGGTCGCCTGATCGGCCGCGTCTTGCTCGGTGCGGAAATCAACGATCGCGCGGCCTCGGGCGTAGGTGCTAGTCGGGCTTGCCGGATTATTGTTCTGGTAGAAGCCGACCAGCTCGGGGCCGTCGGGGTCCGACTTCACCAGTACCCAGGTGTTCGCGACCGAGAAGAGGTCGAAGGTCTGCTCGATTCCCGACGTGATGACCGAGACCTCGTCGGTCGCGTAGGTGTAGACCGGCTCGATCTCGAACGACGGGACGTAGGGCTTCGCGATGAAGCGGCCCATCGAGTCGAAGTGCGCCGCGGTGTAGTTGATCGCCGAGAGGAGCTGGTTCGCGATCGCGAGCTTCGACTCTCCCGTCTCAAACTCGATGTCCGCCGGGATGAGAACGTCCGAGTCGATGATGTCGAAGTCGGCCGTAATGCCGAAGAGGAGAGTCTGGACGGCGGTGGTGTAACGCATGCCTCGGATGAAGGTCGTCCTCGACGATTCCTTGTCGTCGTCCATCGCGCGGAGGAGGTCGAAGCACTCGACCTCTCGGACCCGGTAGCCCTCGACCTCGTAGGCCCGAGTCGGCGTCGACATCACGAAGAGGCCGAGCGGCCACTCGACGACCTCTCCGTTCCCCACGTCGAGCTGGGCCCAGGGGCGGATGCGGTCGGAGAGGAAGTCGAGGTCGATCGAGTCCGAGACGGTCAGCTTCGCCGTGCGCTTCACGTCGGCCAGGGCGTTGTACTCGATGCTCGCCGAGAGAACGCCGTCGAGGGCCGGCACGGAGGGCGCGTCGTAGCGGACGCGCTCGAACCGGTACGAGAGATCGCGCGTGCCGGTCGCGCCCTGAAGGGCGGCAAGGACGCGGGGAGTCAGCTTCGGGTCAGTCATCGGCCTGGAACACTCCCTCGACGTACTCGGACTCCATGAGCTTGGTTACGATCTTCGTCCCGGTGCGCTCGTCGGAGATGCTCATCTCGGGGCCCACGAAGGCGTAGACCAGCCGGCCCCGGGAGTCCCGGTACACGACCGCCTGGCGGTAGCGGAGGGCCGTCCTCCACCAGTCGACGTCCTCGTCGTGGGTCGGGCCGAAGGGGACGTCGATCGAAAGCGGGATGTCGAGGTCGACGAAGTCGCCGGACTCGAAGACGCGGCGCTGACGGCCGATGAAGCGGAGGGGCTCGACCACGACCGAGCGCTCCTCCTTGCGGGTCTCGGAGAGGTGGAGGTACTGCCGGATGCTCAGCGCCGCCTGGCGCGTCCGGTGGACCCAGAAGCCCACCAGCTCGGGCGCGACCGCGTCGAGGGTCGGGCCGAGCGTCTGGCCGTCGGGGTTCACCGCGCGCGCCCGGTACTGGTACGCCTGGCCGGACGCGACCTCGAAGTCCTCCCACGACCCGTTCGGCTCGATCTCGCCCTCGTGCCGAGTCAGCCACGGGGTGCCGGGCGACTTCCGCCGGTCGATGTAGTTGCGGAAGGTCGCCTCGGCCTCGGTGTTCACCGGCGGATTGTCGACGAAGAGGCGGATCGAGGCCTCTCCCTTCTCGTAGGAGAGGGTGGGGACTTTGGGACGTGCCATGAGATCAGGCGGCCTTTCCGGTTCGGCTTGCGCGGTTGATCTCGTCGAAGATCGAGACGACCCGCTCGAAGTCCCGGACGCGGCTCGCGTCGATCGTGACCTCGTAGGTGTTGTAGATGGTATCGCCGCCGGTCGGGGCGACGTAGCTCGGCGCCGCCGAGATCGCCGTTACGTTGGCCGGCGTCGCCAGGTCGGCCGGGAGGGCGACGAGGTCGCGCATCGAGGACTCGACGTTGTCGGCCTGGCGGTCGATACCGATCGCGGTTCCCCGGCCGATCATCACGCCGACCTCGTCGCGGAAGAGGCGGGACGGGGAGGCGATGCCGAGGAAGGACTTGGCCGACGAGATCGCCGAGTCGAGTCCGTTCGTGATCGCGCCGGCGACCGCGCCGACGGTGTCCCGGATGCCCTTCGTCAGACCGTCGATGATCTGGCGGCCGGCGTTGTAGAGCCAGTTCGCGGCGCCCGAGAGCGCACCAGTCACGCGGCCTTGCATGTCCGTGAAGAAGCCAATCACCTGGCCGACGAGGTCGGAGATGAAGCCGACGGCACCTCGGAAGCCGCCGACGATGTTCGACCAGAGACCCGACCACCAGGAGCCGAGCGCGTCGCCGACCGAGCGGAAGCCCGAGGAGAGCCCCTCCCAGACGCCCTTTCCCCACTCGATGACGGGGCCGAAGGTCGAGCGGAAGAAGGACCCGACGTTAGCCCAGAGCGCCGACCACCAGGCGGAGAGCACGGCGCCGACGATCTGGAAGCCGGCGAGGAGGAGGTTCCACATCTGCACTCCCCACTGGACGATGGGGTCGAAGATCGAACGGAAGAAGTCGCCGATCGAAGTCCACAGTGCGTTCCACCAGTCGGAAAGAATCTTGCCGACGACCTGCCAGGCGAGGCCCCAAAGTTCCCACATCTTCGAGGCGATCTCGATAAGCGGCCCGAAGGTCGACTGGAACCAGGAGACGATGCCGGTCCATAGGCCATTCCACCAGGTAGAGAGAATGATCCCGATAAGCTGGAAGGTCAGAATGAGAGTGTTCCAAGTAGTCGTGGCCCACTCGACTACCGGCCCGAAGACGGACTGGAAGAAGCCGACGATCGCGGTCCAGATGCCGGACCACCAGGCGAGGAAGCCCGCCATGATCCCCTGGAACCAGGTCACGAAGCCGCCCCAGATGTCCGTGATGAAGGAAACGACGGTGTCCCAATTCATCACGAGAAGGACGATTGCGGCGATAAGCGCGGTGATCGCAAGGATGATGATCCCGACGGGGTTCGCGGCGGCGGCGGCATTGAAAGCCCACTGAGCCGCGGTTGCGACCCCCTGCGCCGCAGCGCCGAGGAGCGTTACGACCTTCCACGTCTTCATGCCCGCGAGGAGCGGGCCGATGCCGGCGGCGGCCGAGATAAAGGAGCCGCCCAGCATGGCCGCTCCGCCGGCGGCGGAGAGCGCGTCGGGGCCGAGGGCGGCGGCCATGGCGGCGACGTCGCCCAGCGGCCCCTGGGTCGTGACGAGATTCTGGCCCATCATCTCCAGGGACCGGCGCATCGTCTCGACCCGGCTTGCCGCATTATCGCCGAGCGTCGCGGCCATGGCGTCGGCCGAGCCGGCGAAGCCGTCCATCGACGACCCGCCCTCCTGGAGGCCCGAGAGAAACTTCGGGATGTCGTTGACGGAGAGGTCTTCGAGCGGGGTCCCGAAGAGGGCGAGCGCGGCGTTGCTCCGGGCCGCCGGGTCCTCGATCCGCTGGAGGCCGGTAACAATGGTGTTGAACGCGTCCGAGGCCTGGTCTCCGCCGGCCAGGAGCATGTTCGTATATTCTTGCTGGTTCAGGCCGAGCTGGTCGTAGACCGCCCCGGTCGACGAGGACATATCGGTCGCCCGGATCGTGAACTCCTTCAGGGCGTCACCGGTCTTGTCGATGCCGTACATGCCCTTCTGGGATGCCGTCACGAGGAGCCCGAAGGCCTCCTGGCCGCCGATCCCGAGCGCGGAGAAGCTGGGGCCGTACTCGTCGATTGCGTCGACGAGATCGCCACGTAGCGCCGAGGGGACCCGCTGGAGGGCGGCGGTCAGGAGATCGGCCGCGCCGGCCCCATCCTTCGCGAGTCCCTGAGTGATGAGCTGACCAGCCACCTGGGCGCCGCGGCCGACGTCGATCCCGAAGACCGACTCCAGGCCGAGGAGCTTCGAGGACATCTGGCCGACGGCGTCGTCGTTCGCGTCGCGCATGCCTCCGATGGAGGACTTCACGGCGACGATCGCGTCGTTCACGTTCGAGATCGAGGAGCCGTAGTTCTGGGAGTACAGCTCGCCGGCCAGCTTGCCGGCCGCGCCCATCTCCTCGGGGCTGAGCCCCAGCTCGGCCGCCATCTTCGACGTGTCGGCGCCGACCGAGAGGCCGCTCATCACGAGATCGGAGATGCCGGCGGCCAGGAGCCCGGCCCCGATCCCGGCCGCGAGCTGGCGGCCGAGGTTGGAACCGGACTCCTTGACGGGCCCCGAGTTCGAGTCGATCTCGCGCGCGGCCTCCTGGGGGACGCCCTTCGCGCCTTCCTGGGAGACCGCGACGACGGCGTCCGCCATGGTGAAGCTCATTCGATCATCCGATCTCGATAAGTGCGCCGAACTCCGAGTTGCTTCGGATATGCGCCGCCGTGCTGGGAACTTGTGTTGCGGTCTTTCCCATCACGGGCGATCGAGAGGTCTTCCGATCTTCATCTTGCATCTTCGTTATCCGAGCCGCCATTACCCCGGCATAAGCGCCGAGGCGATAAGCGAGTCGGAAGTAGGTCGGGCCGTCGAGCTTTCTCCAGTCTTTGATCCCGAAGAAAGCCCGAAGGTCGGCGGCGATGTCGTGCTCGTGGTCGAGCGTCCAGGCGATCTGCCTAGCGCGCTCGATCAGCTCCCTTTTGGGTCTTCGAGTCCGCCCATCGCGTAGTGCTTCACGCGGGCGATGACGTCCTGGAGCTGTTCCTTCGTCAGCTCCTCGTACTCCTCAAGCGCCTTCATGCCGGCCGTGCCGATCATGTTCTCCAGGAGGTAGCCAATCGCCGCGTCGGAGCCGTCGGTCCCGAGGCGTCGGAGGTAGCCGAGCGAGACGCCGACGCGCGGCTTCCGCTCGACCGAGTAGGTGACGCCGTCGATCTCGAAGATCGGCACGCGCTCGTGCTCGACGGCCTCGTCGGAGGTGGTCAGCACGACGATGCCGGGGGTCGGGGCCTTGGGGG